TGGAGAATAAGAGGTGGAAACTAAACGATGCGCTTGCTGCCAACGTGAAAAAACAACTCATTGTTTTGGGTTACATAGATCAAAGAAAGATGGTTTATGTAGTTATTGCAAAGATTGTGAAAATAAAAGAGTATATGCAAGCAAAGTAAGGCGTGGTGTTATAAAAAATCTAGGCGGAAAGCGGATAAAAAATACCGTTAAGCATAAAACATGCGTTGTATTTAAGCGTCATGAGCTTGTTAATTTTTATTGTAAGTGCTGTAAGCAACTTAAAATAAATTCTTCCCAATATTTTTATCGTAAAGGGCAATATTTGTCTTCTCGGTGCAAAGTATGTGATAATGAAAGATATATCGAACGTAGAAAGAAATATCCAAGAGCATATTATAACCGTAAACAGAAAGAATATATCGAACGCAACAAACAACAAAATTTGATCTCACGAAAAAAATCAAGAGAAAAAATTACAGATTCATATTCTCGAAAATTAATTTGTCTTAGATCAGGACTTAAGAATTGTGACATAACACAGGAGCTTGTTGATTTGCAAAGGGCAAATCTCTTATTAAAACGAACAATGTGGAGAAAAGAAAATGGCTAAAGATAAAATAAAAACAGGGGACCATATAGGACTTAACCAGTTGCTGATGGACCAAGTTAATGGATTGAATGAAGGTAGTGTAAATACTCAACGAGCTAAAGAAATATCCAATACAGTAGGTAAAATGATCGGCTTAACAAAAGTGGCTATTGAAGCAGGAAAAGTGCAAGGACTTGTTCCTAAATTACCACTTGTTAATATGGCTGGCGCAAAGAAAATAGTCAAATGATCTGGTGTATTTTGGTCCTAGTAATTTTATTAGTTGTTATTTTTGTAGGGCATTGGCAAGTGGGTAATCAGTTTATACAAGAGGAAGATGAATAATGAGAGTCACATTTCAACAAATTAAGAAACAATCGAAGGCAATTTTTATTTGTAAAAAATGCAATAAGCAAAAAATTAGACAGATTACATTTGATCAAACCTTAAATCCATTTAATAAAAACAAAGATGGGTTTATTAAGACAGCCGATGAAATACAAAACGAACTTAATCAAAGGGCTGCTGAATGGGAAGCTGCAATTGATTTATGTGCTGGGTGCGAAGAATAATGAGCAAGGATAATCATACGCCAGGGCCGTGGGCTGTTACCGACTACCTTAAAGACACTCGTGTTGTATCAGTAGACGGATATGGATCGACCAGAGGATTTGTGTGTTTGTGCGGACAGGGCGAAGAGCATGAAGCCAACGCCAGATTAATTGCAGCAGCACCAGAAATGTTAGAGGCGCTAAAAGAATGTAATCGTTATTTTTGTGACCAAGGTGGTCATGTCTTTAATTACTTAGGTGATTTAATATCCAAAGCTACAGGACAAGACAGTGACCATTAAATACGACGACGTTTATAGATATGAAACCAAGGTCCTTGGTCGACGAATCAAGGTCGCGTATAGTTATTATCCGTCTTGTCCACCACTGCGCTACAAACCAGATATAAAAATAATCAAATGCGTTGATATGGATACAAAAGAGAAAATGATCTATGGTCCTGAAATAATGGAGCGCCTAAAAGAAGAAGCACAAGAGAATTTTGAGTTGGTATGAGTGAAAGTAACAAAAACAAATGGCGCTTGGCCGATTTAAAAGTAGAGAAAAAACTCGGCGAAGATAGTAAATATACAGGCAGTATAAGATTTATTAATGGGGACTACGAATCATTTCGATTTAATTTAGACGAAGACAGAAGTAAAGAATATCTTGCTCTAGTATCCGAAGAAGTAATTCGTAGTGCAGAAGAATTGGGTAAAAGAATAGCTGAATCTTTAAAGATTGATGGAGAGTAAAATGTCAGATGAGATAGAAAAAATAGAATCGGATTTGGATAAACAACGACTGAAATACAAAGAAGAAATTCGCCAGGAAAAAATTGAAAACATGGAAATGACTTTGGAGTTTTCCAAAAAAGAGAGCGCAATGAAAGCCGATCTTCAATCTTTGGTGGACGAAAAAAAGCATAAATTAACACACTCAATAGAATCATATGAAAAATTTTTATGGATCGAGGTCGCAGCGGCATATGCATCGGCCAGTAAGCCCATGGATAAAAGAATAATGTCAGAATGGGCCAATTATGCATGTGATAAATTTAGAGAAAGATTTAAAAAATAATGTCTTACGGCTTTATCTATAAACTAAAACCACATAACGAAGTGGAACCAGGATGGTGGAAACTTAAATGGAAGCCAATATTTAAACATACATGGAACGTGTTTGTTTATAGAGGAAAGCTTTTTGGTTTTAGGACCTACAGAATTGATGCAAATAACGGTTGGCATAGATCATATAAACACCTCTTCGTCGAGCTTGATGTGTTATTTAAAAAAATAACCTTTTGGGTAAAGTGGGATATTGTGGTCCACGAAGATGGGCCAAGTGACATGAAACCAAGAAAAAGTCTTTTTATTAAAACGATGTCTTTTGAAAGGTATTATTTCTTAATGTCTTCGCTAAATGCACAGTTAACAAAAGAAGAAATTAAACAAGGATGGCATTTTTGCATTGAATGGGATGGGCTTTTAATCCATCCAGATATGCCAGAATTTGATGCGTGTAGTTGCGAGATAAATAACGGATGACTAAACCATTTTTCATAAAACTAGAGGATGCAGAAGGCTTTGCTATATTTGTTAACGTAGAACGTATTAGCAATATTGCTGAAATAAGCACGGGGCATAATGCGCAGTGTATGATCTTACAAGATGGTCGAGCACATGATGTTAATCATTCTGCGCAAGAAGTCATTGATATGATAAATCAAATAAAAGGAGAATAATAATGAAGTACTTACATAAAATATCGAAACAACTTAATGAAATATTTCATCGACCAGTGGACGTTTTGTTTAGGTTTATACCACTTGGGTTAGAGAAACATGATATAGGTTTTGCTGTAGAAATAAGAATAACTGTGTATACAAATACTCAACAACACAGTTACAGTAAAAGAATACCGGAGATACCTGGTGTTGACGACGAATACTTTTTTGAGTGCTTTTTAGAAACAGCACAACTAGAAATAACCAAAATGATCGCTGGTGATAATCAATGAAATGTTCAAAATGTAATTACGAAATATCAGGCCACGAGTTTGATACGGATAAAGGCATTATGTGTGGTGAAAAAGATGGCGTGCTTGAAGTAATCGACGATGATTCAGATTATGGAATGTCAATGGTGTGTAAAGACTGCCATCCTGATCAAGATTATATTAAAGAATTTTATGAGGAATAAATGACTGATAACATCTTAGAAGAAGCCTCAAATCTCGTCGGCGGTGATCGTAACGAAAGCTATGGCCATCCTTATGATGATTTCACAAGAACAGGTAAACTTTGGTCCGTGATCCTCGGTCTAGATAACATCACACCTGAGCAAGTAGCCTTGTGCATGGTCGCATTAAAGATAAGCCGTGAGATCAATTCACCTAAACGTGACAATCGTGTAGATGGTGCCGGATACTTTCAATGTTTACAGATGGTTATTGATAAGAAGAAACAGGATAGTGCGGATCGGTTTAAAGCATCTGATACAATCATAGGAGCGTTGGTTGAGAATGAATAGTTTCATTTTTCATATACTGTGCCCTTATTGTAAAAAGCATGATTATGGATCATTATCTAAACAAACATTCAAAAAGCAAATATGTAAGCATTGTGAGAAAGAGTTTATAATCGATGGGTATCACTTCCCTACGTTAACATCTTTAAGAATAACGCCAAAAACTAAAAAATTAATTGGAGAATAACATGAATATCGACGAAGAAATTTTAGAAACTATACGTACTAGATTGCCTGAAATACAATGTAAAGCTATTACGGATGCATTGACTCGTAAAGAGCAACTAGAAAAAGAAAATGAAGAGCTAAAAACAGAAATAGATGGCTTACATGAACTTAATGCAGAACTTTCAAAAGCAAAAGATGCTTTATATGAGAGGAGCCTTGAATTTAGCAATCGAGAACAATCATTGATCAATCGAGAGAGAAAAGTTAAAGGCGATGAAATTGATCAGTTAACTGATCGAATTGAAGCAAAATATGCGAGGGAACAAGCACTCTTTGCTAAAGATGTTGCTCTCGGATTAGTACGTAATATTGAATATAGAAAAGAAGTTTTTAGGCCTGTTGCATTAGGTCATGATCAACATATGTCAGGCGAACATGGTACAGATACAGAGGAAGCAGTGTAAATTAACATGCTTGAAATTAGACCAACTGATTACGTCTATAAGACGGAGCCCTACGCAAAACAAAAAGAAGCTTTTTTGTTGTCCCGTGACGAGAAAATCTATGCCTTGTTCATGGAGCAGGGCACAGGTAAGACGAAAGTTATTATAGATACAGCAGCTTATCAATACTCAAAAGGTAGAATCGATTGCCTACTTGTTGTCGCGCCAAAAGGCGTTCACATGAATTGGGTAACAGATGAAGTACCAAAGCACTTACCAGATTACATTCCCCACGCTTGTTATTGTTGGCGTGGTAAAGATACGAAAAAAGACAAAACCGCCCGCCAAGACCTTTTTAAAGAAGAGGATAAATTAATAGTAGTTTGTGTGAACGTCGATGTTTTCTCCACGAAAAACAAAGCTTTGCCTTTTATAAAGAAAATATTAGAAACCAGAAGAGTTTTGTTTGTCGTAGATGAAAGCACACGGATCAAGAACCATTCATCTAAAAGAACAAAAGTACTTATCAACTACGGTAAAAAGGCTGTCACAAGACGTATACTAACAGGTACGCCGATCACACAATCGCCACTTGATCTATTTGGTCAATTTAGTTTTCTTGATGCTCATGTCCTTGGGTTCAGTAACTACCATACTTTTAAACACTACTATGCTGTATGGCGCGAACAAACAATAGAAAAAGAAGTGAAAGGTCCTAATGGCACCATGAAGAAAGAACACACCTTCGAGGTCCTTGTAGGCCATACCAATACTGAAGAACTTGTGGCTACTATTGATCCCTACAGTTTCAGGTGCCTTAAATCAGAATGTGTGGACTTACCGCCAAAGATCTATCAAACATGGTCCGTGGAACTTGGTCCAGAACAAAAGAGACAATATAAACAGCTGGAGAAAGAGTTCATATTAATGCTGGAAGATACAACTGTGACGGTTATTCGTAAACTAACATTATTGCTGCGCCTACATCAAATAGCAGGTGGATTTATTAAAACCGACGATGGACAAATAAAGTCCCTGGAGTCAACAAAAATATCAGCGTTCAAAGAAATCATTGAAGATTACCCTGGTAAAATGATTGTATGGTGCAGGTTCCGTGAAGAGATTCGTGCTGTTTGTCAAGTTCTAAAAGAACAAAATAGAGCATACGTTGAATATCATGGCGATGTGAACTTAGATGATCGGGAACTTGCAAAAACAGGTTTCCAGAACCCTGGTAGTGGTATAGATTACTTTGTTGGAAATGCCCATGCAGGGGGCATAGGATTGACGCTCACAGCCTGTAAAACGATGGTTTATTACAGTAATGACTTCAGCCTAGAAACAAGGCTACAAAGCGAAGATAGGGCCCATAGAATAGGTTTAGAGCACCCTGTAACTTATGTGGATATATTGGCCGAAGATACTATTGATATGAAGATAATTAAAGCACTTAAACAAAAGAAAAATTATGCGGACCTCGTAACAGGGGATCAAGCAAAGGATTGGTTATAATGAGTTGGGCAGTTGGATATGATAGTAATTGGAAGCGCGATATTGGCTATGGTGTTCCTAGTGTATGCGACCATCCAGATTGCAATAAAGAAATTGATCGTGGGCTTGGGTATGTTTGTTGTGAGCAAGAACCGTGGGGCGGTGAGAATGGATGCGGACTTTATTTTTGCGAAGAACATTCGGGTTTATCAGGTAGATGTGAACGCTGTGAAAAAGACGAAGAACCATTTGAACCAAAACCAGACCTAAAGAAATGGATTGACCATAAAATGACACACCCAAGTTGGGCTAAGTGGCGTGAAGAAAAAGTTAAAAAGGAGAAAAACAATGGAAATTAGACAAACAATTAAATTACCTAAATTACCAGTATTAATTCAGCTGGAAGAAGGGGGTTCAATACCTATCTCTCGATTGAGTGATGCACAATTAAAAGATTTAGGTATTGCATGGACCCAAGCACTTTTAAAATTAGCTATTCAAAAACGTGAAGAAGCACAAAAAGTTGTTGACGGTGAAGGGAAGTAGGAGTAAGTTGTCTATAGACATTTATGGTACTTGACTATTTAGGTGGTTTTGCTATAATGTCTGTAGACATACTTTTAAACTTTTTGGAGAATGAAACATGAAATACGCAATACTTATCGTAGCACTTCTGATATGTAACATCTCTTTTGCACAACAAAGATTGACAATGCATAAGCTCGTTGGTTTATGTGAAAAATATGCTAACGAGCATAAGTCAATGACATCTGTTCAAAAACAAGACTTCGTGCAAGATCTTGTTGGAATGGAAATCAAACAACGAGCAACCATTACAAATGTTAAAGCTAAGAAAGAGAAAGGTTTCTCGCTTCATGGGGTGTTTTATAAAAAATCAAAAAAGATAACACGTACTCGTTTTGGTCAATCAAGCCAATACGAAAGAGAGTATCAAAAAATATCTTTCTTGATGTTCACTCAAGACGATGATGTAGCAAAAATTAAAAAAGACTCTGAAATGATAATCGAAGGCATTGTTGAGAAAATAGATATAGCAGCTGCTATAGTCGAACTTGGTGGTTCCAAGGTACTACAGTTTAATGTATTCATCAAACTAGGAGACACTTGGAATGGACGTTGAAAAATTAGAAAACCTCGCAAAACATGTTAAATATGACATGGATCGAAGCACCTGGGACTTTGGACAAATATCAGTAAGAGGTTGTGGGTGCGCAATTAAAGAATTCCCAGTTCTATGGGCAGATAGTTTTGGAGACATGCAAAGCGTTTTATTTCACTTCAAGGATGGTGCTAGATTCTTTGGTATTCCTGAAGACTGTTTTGAACATTTATTTCAGCCGTCGGAAAAAGATAAGATTTTTCCACCAGAACAAAATACAAAAAAATATGGGGGTAAAATACTTTATCGTGATGCTACCCCCGATGATATACACGATCAAATTATGGCCCTTATTGAAAAAACGAAAGGTAATATTTATTACAATGAAGAGCAGGTTAAACAACAAAGGGGAACGGGTCCCAACACCGACGATAGTTTACAATTATCAGATGGGGCATCCTAGCGGAATTTACGGCCATAGGTTTGCCGCTAGAAATGATTATGATGCGTGTTTATCACTTAATAGAGTCTACGCTTATTATGCGATCAATCAGGGAGAAGAAATTAAATGGTCCTCTTTGGAAAAAGAAACTATCTATCCTGTGCTTAATACAGGCGGCTATAAACTTAGTACCAAAGAGACAATATTCGATTGGAGAGAAGGGGGAACCAAGTTCCCCGTACAAATCATGGATAGGCTTTCAAAATTAGAAGGTGCACCAGATTTTTTCGGAGATTTATTTAATGGCTAAAGTATTCGTTGTTCAACTACCACATAGATTTGATCCTGAAACGGGTAAATCAAAACCGTACATGGATATTACACCAGCTTCGGCATATGGTGAAATTGAATTTTTATTAGAACCAACAGAGCACGTTTTTAATTCGGGACCAATTGTAAAGTCGTTATCAAAAAAACTGGCCAAATTCAGTTCAGAAGATTTTATTGTTGCTCTTGGTGATCCCACAGCAATTGGCATCGCTGCCGCCATTGCTGCTAGAAATAATCGTGGCCTTGTTAATATGTTAAAGTGGGAACGTAAAACAGGTCAATACGTTAAAGTAGAATTTGATATTAATATGGTGTTTTGATATGAGCGACCTAACAAACATGTTTGAAGAAGATACAAATAAAGTCACTGTGCCTTCTAATATTAATGAAATAAGTCGAATGGCTGAAAAGGTGCTCGAGTATGAATCAGCCATTAAAAAACTAGAAGAGAAATTAAAAATTGGAAAAGAATTACTGCTTCAACTAACTACCGTCGATCTACCAACTGCAATGCAAGAAACTGGTGTAAGCTCATATACATTAAACAATGGTAGTAAAATAGAGATCGACCATAAAATAGTTGCAAATATTAAGAAGGAAAATAAACCAGCTGCACATACTTGGTTAAGAGAGAACAAACACGACGCTATTATTAAAAACACCGTTGTTGCTAAATTTGATAAAGGCCAAGACGAGTACGCCGATAGTGCTTATAAAGAATTGAAAGCAGCTGGTTATAACGTTGAACGAAAAGAGGATATTCACTACCAGACACTTGGTGCCTGGGTTCGTGAACAAAAGGAAAACCAAGAAAATTTTCCAGAAGAGTTGTTCGGGGTACATGAGTTTGATGTCGCAAAGGTGACACCAAAAGAATAATTTTTATGAGAGAGTGGCGAAATAGGTAAACGCGAGGCTGCAAATCCTGGCTGATAAAACTTGGAAGACGCTAACTACACATTCAGCGTCATGTGTACTATATCAGCCATGCAGGGTGACTATACGAGTTGAGGACTACCCTTCTAAAGTAGTATCCTTCTCGGCAAATCCCTGCCTCTCTCACCATTTTAAAGGAGAGCGAAATGTCCAAAGCAGTAGTAAAAAAAGAAGAAGGGGCCCTAACAACAGAGGCTATTTTTGAAGAAGGCACAGATTCAGGTTTCGAGAATGTTGATCAAGAATGTCTTGCATTACCATTTTTAAAAATCGTTCAAAGTCTAAGTCCAATTATGAAACCTGATCATGGGGACTATAACGAAAAAGCACGTGTAGGCGATATTTACAATACTGTAACACAAGAACTGGTACAGGAAGTTTATTTGATCCCTTGTTATTTTAAACGCGAATTCACCAAATGGGTTCCTCGAAAAGAAGGCGGTGGCTTCCGTGGTTCGGTTGCACCAGATTCAAACGATGTAAAACGAACAAAACAAAGCGTAGACAAACCAGGTGTGTTGATAGATGAAAATGGCCTAGAATACCGTGATACAAGATATCATTTTTGCTTAGTGATCGATGGCGAAGATTTTCAACCTGTACTTATCACACTTACATCAACACAAATTAAGAAGAGCAAAAAATGGTTATCCAATATGCAGAACCTAAAATTAGTCGGGGTAAAAGGTAAATTTACACCGCCAATGTACAGCCATGTTTATAAAGCATTTGCTGTAACTGAAACAAAAGGTGAAGATGTTTGGAAAGGGTGGCATTTCTCATTAGTTGAGCAAGTAAAAAGCATGGAACTGTTTCGGGCTGCTAAAGCTTTTCGTGATCAGATAATGGAAGGTGCAGTTGAATATCAAGAAGGTGACTCTATAGAAGATACTCTTTAATTTGTAGAAGGGGTAATATAGATGTCCGAACTAGCAGCGAGGTTCAATAATCTCTTTAAGGGATTGAATCGTGCGTACACTATATTTCGTAATGGAAAGAAAAATATTACGAAAAACAAAATAGAAGGCTCTGTCCGAACGATCAGAGGTCCAGTAACCTCTGATCTTTGGTCCGAGCACCTTGAAGGAAAAAAGAGTATAGGTGTAGTCCCCATCACCGACGAAGGTATTAGTTACTTTGGTTGTATTGATATAGATATTTACGACGCCCAAATTTGGAAAACAATCGATGAAAAAATAACTAAATATAAACTACCACTGATACCCTGTTTAACCAAATCAGGGGGACTACATCTTTACACTTTCTCAAAGGATGGTGTAAGCGCAAAACTACTTCGTTCCACACTCATGCAATGGGCAGTATTGCTAGGGTACTCTGATACAGAGATATTCCCAAAACAAATAGAACTGGCCTCGGAACATGATACAGGGAACGCGATCAACATGCCTTATTACAAAGGCGATGAAACAGATAGGTTTGCACTAGCTGGAGAGAAAAAGCTACTTGCCAAAGATTTCTTACATTTAGCTGAAAAAATTAACACAACAGAGAAACTATTAAAAAGCATCAAGATCCCTGTTAACAAAGATTTTGAGGGTGCTCCACCATGTTTAAGCGTTCTAGCAACAAAAGGGTTTCCTGAAGGTAGTCGTAACAGTGGTTTATTCAGTGTTGGTGTTTATCTAAAAAAGCGATTTGCTGACGAGTATGAAACAAAACTGGAAGAATACAATCGACAATACTTTAATCCACCACTTGCAGCTAGTGAAGTGTTGGCCGTGGTAAAATCACTTAAAAAGAAAGAATACTTTTATAAATGTAAAGATCAACCACTGTGTAATAACTGTAACAAAGAGATTTGTTACGATACTAAATTTGGCATCGAACGAAAAAGCGAAGGCGAAATAGGTGTGGTCCTTGGTCAACTGACCAAAATTGATACACAACCGCCGTTATGGAAAATCGATGTGGATGGTTCGCCAGTTGAGTTACAAGAAACTGAAGACTTATTAAGTCAATCAAGGTTCAAGGTCCTATGTTTTAATAAGATAAATAAACTAATATATACCGTTAAACATCCTCAATGGGATGATCATATAAGAAAATGCTTAGATAACCTTGTTATTTTAGAAGCGCCTGAAGATGCCGACGAGAAAGGTATATTTAAATTTCACCTGGAAAACTACATTGCTTCGGTGTCGCATACTGACAAAAAAGAAGATTTAGAGCGTGGTAGAATATTCGCGGATCAAGATACATTGGTTTTTAAGGGACCTAACCTTGGTAGTTATCTAAGAAATAAAAACTATTTTTCACCGCCTCGTGTGATATGGAACAGTATCCGTGAACTTGGGGGAAAGACCGAAAAACTTCGTGTCAATGGTCGCGTAACAAGCGTATGGCGATTACCAACAAAAGCTATTGAATTACCAGAAAGATTTAAACCAACAACATTACCAGAAGGAGAATTGTAGTGCAGAAAATAAATGATGGAGACAAGATAAAAGTGCCTAAGCCATGCGTGATGGTTCCTAGAAATCCACTAAGCAAAAAATCAGAAGAAGAAAATAAATTAGCTTGTACATTTACCTTAGACGATGTGACTATTCAAAATTCACAAGGCGATAGTATAACTTTAACACTAGACGAAGGTGCTGTCTTAGCAGGGATGCTAGTTAGAATGTTTGCAAAGCAAGAAGAAACTGTAAAAGATGAAGATAAGCCCTAATACACATTTAATATTAGGTGGTCCTGGTGCAGGTAAAACGACTCGTCTATTAAATATAATGGACGAGAAATTTACGGATGGTTTCAATAGTACAGAAATAGCTTTTGTATCTTTTACAAAAAAGGCTGTTTCAGAAGCTGTTGATAGAGCCGTCGCTAAATTTGATATGCGAAAATCAGCCTTTCCTTATTTCAGGACCCTTCATTCATTGGCTTTTGCAAGCATGAATATTCGTACAAATAATGTGCTTAATCGTGGGCATATGGCCAAATTTTCTAAACAGACAGGATACCAATTGACCGACAGAACAGCTGAACTTGAAGAAGATGTTGAATCCATGACTCGTGATGATCAGATGGCTTTCTACGAAGGATTAGCCCGTAATAAATTGATTTTATATGGAGATATGTGGGCTGAACACGAAACCGATTTTTCATTATCTGATTTCTTAACTTTCTGTCATTTGTACACACAGTTTAAAAACCAAAATAATATTTATGATTTCACTGATATGTTAACAAGTTATCTACAAAGCGAAGAAACAGTACCTGTTAAAGTAGCGATTGTAGATGAAGCACAAGATTTGAACCCATTACAATGGGCAATTATAAATTCAGCATTTCGAGAAGTCCCTGAAATCTATATTGCTGGCGATGATGATCAAGCCATCTACAGATGGTCCGGCGCAGATATAAACCAGTTCCTAACTATTGAACCCAATTCACAGGAAGTTCTTCCTAAATCGCATAGGCTAACAAAAAGTGTATTCGATCTAGCAAATAACATCAGTAGAGATATCACATCTCGATATGAAAAAGATTGGACATGCAGAGATTCAGAAGGGGAAATAACTTTAATTGATTCTGTAAGAGATGCGCCTTTCGATAATCAAGAATCTTGGCTCATAGTTGCACGCAATAACAAATCGCTTAAAAAAATCACGAATGAATTAATGTATAGGGGCATTTTATATAAATCAAAATGGGGAAGCTCTTTTAAAAAAGACCATCGTAATATGATTCGTGAAGCAGGGGAAGATTGGTATTATGAGTTGTCGCAGATACCTGCTTTTCTAAGACAATATTATAGAAAATTAATAGAGAACAATGTAGATATCGACGAAGACCCAAATATATATGTAGGTACAATTCATTCAGTAAAAGGTGGTGAAGCGGATAATGTGCTGCTTGTCACAGATGTATCTTTTTCACCTGAAGGTATTCTAGCTATGGATGATGAACTAAGAGTCTTCTATGTAGCAGTAACCAGAGCAAAAGAAAGATTATATGTGTTGTGCTCTCAAACACAAAAATACTTTGACGTTGGCGCTTATTTATGAGTTGGGTAATACCTGATAAATTACCTAGTCTAAAAGGCGCAAAATATATTTCGTTGGACATAGAAACCTATGACCCTGATTTAAAATCAAAAGGCCCAGGAGTTAGAACAAATGGATATATTATCGGTATTGCTGTTAGTACTTCAAGTAATCGCAGTTGGTATCTCCCATTCCATCACAAGAGGGGCCCGCAATTTACAGAAAAAGATATTCTTGAATGGGCCCGATCTGAACTTACAAGACATGGACAGCCTAAAATCGGTGCTAACTTATTGTATGATCTCGACTATTTGTATGACTGGGGCGTTCACGTATGCGGTCCTTTCTACGATGTACAAATTGCTGAACCACTCTTAGATGAAAATGCTCGAAGCTATTCGCTCGATACTTTAGGTGAAAAATACTTTGGTAAAGGTAAAGAAGAAACATTAATCGAACAATATGCCGAAGAGCATGGTTGGAAAGGAAAAGCACAAGAGCACCTTTATGAAATGCCGCCTAGCGTGGTGGGGCCATATGCTGAAGAAGATACAAGATTAGCGTTAAATATTTTTAACGAACAAAAGTTAAAACTAAAAGAAGAAGGTTTAGTTTCATTATTCCAAATGGAATGTGGACTAATTCCAATGCTTCTTGCTATGCGACAACGTGGGGTTCGTGTAGATATACCTGAAGTAGAAAAAGTAAAAGAGCGAATAGGTTTCGACATTGAAGACCTTCATAAATCATTTGCTTATTTTAACGAAGGAACTCCACTCAACATAAATGCATCAAGAGAAGTTGGAAAAGTTTTAGACAATTTAGGTATACCCTACCCCCTAACCGAAAAATCAAAAGACCCTTCTATAACACAATCATGGCTAAAAAAACAGGATCATCCTTTTTGTATAGATTTATTAGAGTGCAGAAAACTACAAAAGTTCCATACTACATTTCTACAGAATAGTATTTTGGACTCAAGTATAAATGGTCGAATACACTGTACGTTTAATCAATTAAGAAGTGATTCTTATGGAACTGTTACAGGACGATTTAGTGCAAGCAATCCAAATCTTCAACAAATACCGTCGAGGGACCCTGAACTAGGGCCTTTATGCCGAGGATTTTTCTTGCCAGACGAGGGTGAATTATGGGGGCGTTTGGACTACTCACAAATAGAACTTCGTATGTTAGCACACTATGCTACAGGCGAAGGTGCAGAAACTATACGAGAAACATATAACGAAGATCCTGAAGCCGATTTCCATAAACTAACCGCCACACAAGCAGGTGTAGGAAGGGACCTTGCAAAAACAATTAATTTCGGAATTGTATATGGCATGGGCAACGTTAAATTAGGTAAATCGTTAGGAATGGATATTAACGACGCTACCGAGTTCTTAAACAATTATAATAAAATGATGCCTTTTCTTAAAAATACTTCGCAAATGATGATGTCTGCTACTAATAAAGGGTTCATTAGAACGTATCTGAAACGACGTAGACGCTTTTCACGATGGGAACCACAGGATTATGAGCTGTCAAAAGCATTAGGATCATGTCTAACTAGAGAAGAAGCATACAATCTAGTGCAAAAATATAAAAAAGAGCACCCTGATAAACTTGTAAAAAGTGGTGTTAAACGAGCTGGAATATTTAGAGCATTGAATTCCGTGATACAAGGCTCATGTGCTGACTTACTTAAAAAAGCAATGCTGGACACCTGGAATAGTGGTGTATGTGATGTTTTAGGACCACCATTATTAACTGTGCATGATGAATTAGATTGGTCCGTACCCAATAAAAAAGAAGGTCACGAGGCCTTTAAAGAGGTAAAATATATAATGGAAAATGCACTTAACTTAAGAGTACCTATTTTAACAGATACGGCACTAGGAAAAAATTGGGGAGAATGTAAGTGATTGAGTATTACAAATACCATAATCGTTTCAAAGAAAATAATCATTGGGCTGAATCCACAGCTAGATCATTAGCTTGGATATACGGTAATGATTTGACGGAAAACCAACGACAACACCACCTAAAAAATTTATGGAACACAAAAATACCTGACTCTCATGCGTGGACCTGAATCAAAATTATGGAATAGGTTAAAAACCAATATGGAAACGTATTGGTCGGCTTATAGGCACGAAGAGTTTGCTGTGCCAGATGTATCGTATTCCATACAAGATATCTCGGGGTGGATAGAACTGAAAGTAGTTCCTGAATACCCAAAAAGAGGTGGCGTGGTTCGTGTTCATCATTATAAACCTTGGCAAAAGTCATGGATGTTATCACGTGCCAGGCATTGCGATCATTGCTTTTGTTTATTACAAGTAGCAGAAGATTACTACTTATTTCATGGAAAAGACGTTCTTTTAGTAGGCTATTTACCTAAAATAGGACTGGTTAAACACGCACGATCTAGCTGGTTTAACACCCTTAATTACAAAGAATTGGCCGATATACTCGGAAAGAAAGCAGAAGGGCCACGTGGAAAGGATAATTTAAACCCGTAGTCCTTCTGCACCCGAGAGCGATTCGGGCTATTCTTCATCTATCTCTTTATTACCATGATATTCATTAACGGTATCGCGTAACCAATTTTTACTATGATTAAGTATGCTTTTAACATCAGGTGTGATGCTGTTTTCAGCAATACGTCGTTCTATATAATCTATTTGTTTTGTCGCTCTTTTCGTGAACGCTTTTCCACGGTTCGCCCATTTCTTTTTGCTTTTTTGGAGTGTCGCAATATCAGCCAAAGCGTCACCCAATGCAGTAGTCTTAATGCCAAGTTGGCTGCGCAACACATAACAAAGTAAACCACCAGCAACAACAAAAATGATACAAGAAATGGCCCATCCAAGAATGTAGAGGCTAGATTTGCTTTCATAGTGCTGTTTCTCCTCAATTGCAATATCTCGCTCTTTTTCGGCTTTTAGTCTTAGGTTAATAGATACTTTAGACTCATTGAGTGCACGTATTTTTTCTGACTCCAATGCTTCAACCATTCGTTTAAAATGGGCAGCATCTTTATCAGGATCAGGCATTGTTACTTTTTGTGCTCCTTCTGCATTTACTTGATACGTCGGCGAGTAATGCATAAAAGATCGAGCACCGTCGAACTTAACGCTATCATCTGTTTTTTCATCTTCGGTTATTTTAGCCAATAGCTCCTTGTCCATCGTAGAGTTAGACACTAACGAACAACCACAAAATAAAAATAATATAGCTACTAGCATTGAATATTTCATATTACCCTTTCTCTAAATATCTCGCATAATAAATAGCCAAAAACCAACCCCCATAATAACAAGTATTGTTAATACACCAAAAGTAGGTATCGCTGCTTTTAGTTCTAACATATCTTTTTTATTTTGAACGAGCATGGCTTGAGTATTGTCCAACTTTTCCTCGATTTTCTTCAGGTCCTGTTTTAATAGTTGTTTTTCCATAATTTTCGCTCTTATGGAAACGAACCGCATCCGTAAGCAATGCTGTTGCAAAAGCACCTGAAACCGTGATTATGAGTCCTATAACAAGCGACCAAATCCAGCGCATATGATTACGAAACGTTTCCCTAGTGTCTTCAAGACTTTTTACTCTAGAATCCACTTCATGTAATGACTCAACAAATACATCTAGTTTCTTTTTTATGTCCGATAACAGCTTATAATTGGCATCCTGATATGCTTCTAATTTAGCAACACGTTCTGCTGTATCTGATGGTTTATCCTTAGCCACTAGACTGCTGTTATTGTTGCACTAAATAATTTATCAGTAGGTATATTCCAATTGGTCACTGTAGCCACTTTTGGATCGCCTCTAAACGTTGAACCTACATTTTGATTCAATGTCGTTATTGTCAAATCTGCTCCATTACGAATAGTGTCTAATGTGCCACCTGTCATAGTTACAGTATCTGCTCCTACATCAGAACCATCTCTATTGTTCATAAACACATTACCATTTTTTATATCTAAATCAGTGGCTTTGAAAGAACCTTCCATCGCTAAATTACCACCATCAACAGTAACTTGTGTTATATTTGCAGCAGCATTTAACTGATTGTCGCCACCATTCTGTTCATACGTTGTAATGGTAGTGCCTTCTCCAATATTAATACGAGAATTACTAGTGGTATCCGAAACAATAATGCTGCTTATTGTGCTAGTTTCACCAGGCACTTCATTAGCAATGCCTAATCCACCAGGTGCGGATCGAACAATTATTGTATTAGATGCATTAGTTAATAAAAGACGTACAGCGGATCTACCAGCATCAGCAGACGATCTTGAGGTATTAACTATGTTAATTGTGCTTACAACAGAACCTAAATCTATCATCAATCTTGGAGAACCAGATTGTAGAATAGGGCCATTAGTATCGCCCACACGTAAATCTGTAGCACTGATTTGTAAATAAACATCACGATATTCTGTAACAGTAGAATCAGGAGTTCCTCCATCGACTGCTGTAGCAAAACTACGGTAGTCTAATCCCACCAGACCCGTATACGTTTGTTCAAAAATAAGCTCCGTCAAAGTTACAGCATTTTGATCTAACCCATATGCAACATTATTACTATTATCTTTAAAAATAACAGTATCAGTACTGACAGGAACCACACCATCAGACCAATTGTCAGCGGTTCCCCAATCAGCCGGACCACTACTGGCAGTGGTTGTACTTGGCGCACTTATTGTACCTGAACCACCTGTATCACTAGTTGTAAATGTAAAAGGTACTCCAGCAATAGCCGCTGTTCCAGTAATAGTATCTGTAACCACAGTCCATGTAATAGCTGTAAAATATGGGTGCGTGGAAGCAGCTAATGCTGCCTGAAGGTTTGCAGCAGTAGTATCTTCATCAGTATCGCCTACGACACTAATTGATTGATTTCCTATTGTAACTGTATAAGTAGTTGCACCATCAAATGCAGTTATTTGAGTTGTTGTTACTTGAGCAACCGCAGCTGCGGTCCCTAACCAATATTTTGTAGCCATTTTATATCTTCTCCTTTTTAAGCATCTAAATCATTTAACCATGAACCGCGATCTGGATCAATAAGCGTACTAGCTGGAATAGGCAATGCCTCGAACACAAAGACTGGTCCTGATAATCCTGGAAATAAAACTCCCATGCTGCTACTTTCTACTGCCTGAAATTTAAGTGTTAATGTTTGAGTTGCGTCTAATGATTTCGTTGGATTACCATCTGTTTCAAAAATATTATGGCTAAATACAATCTGACAAACTGCACCATAAACATTCGATGGGATAGTCCATCCCTGACCAAGATCATCAAAAGAAGTTTCACCAAACTTTGATATCATCTCTGAATATGCTTCAAATGTACCATTTATAGTATCTACAGTAGAACCACCTGATAAAGACCCAAACTTAATATCATGATCAAAAAAATCTCCTTGCTGATTGCTCATCTGACCATCAATATCCGCTTGTGTTACTGTTGTAATGTCAAAGGCCACGTTTGCTGTCCCTATAAATTGTGATATCGAGCCACGCATCCCACATTGAGTTTCAAATTCACTTTCTGCTTCACAAGTACCAGATTGCTCAGCTCGAAAACTTGATAAATTAGAAATATAGGGGGCACGAACAGTTAGATCGCTTTCGTCAACATCCTTATATGCCAACAAATAAATGCTTTCACTAAAAGTATCTCCACCTGTATCGGTTGTAGAAAACGTCGATGTTAGTTCAAAAGGTTCCTTTCCATGGTATGTAATATCATCGTTTTCATCTACAGATAAAACATTCCATGAAAACCATTCATTTTCTGTTGTCATTCTTCTGTCTTCAAATAAGTATGTCGTTCAAGTCTAGTCTCATCACCTGCTGATAAAAAAGCTTCATCTTTATTCATAGAAGGTACAAGCAAAAAACCATAAAAATTAATAGCTTCATCTACAGGAAAAAAACCAATTGTTTCTATTTCGTTTCCTATTTGTAATTCGCTATCTCCATCAGTAAGATCCTGAACATGTGTACAACTACAGTCGCAAACAAATTTAACTATAGGATTATTTAAAGCAGCTACTTTAGAGATAGCATCTAATTCAGCAGTAGTTATAGTTGTTAGATCATCTACAGGTTCTGTTACCGCAAAAGCATTTATCTCTTGAGTATAGCTCATAGTATCAGGAACAAAATCCTCACTACCGTTACGAAAAAATGTATCTCGTCGAAACCCTATTTCTACTAATTTACTGTTACTTGGATATCTGACAACCTCTTCATCATTTCCAAAAGGGTTCATATTGAAACCAGCAACATTTGCATTATTATATCTACAATTTGCCATTCGACCTGTAAAAAATTCATCTAGATCTACATTCGTACCAAAAAACATATCGCCCGTTATATCGCCCGTAGTTGGTATCGATACTGGAGTATGGCCTCCTTCATCTAATGTCCCACCTTCTGCATGTACCTCAACCCTATATCTAGCAGATGGCCCATCAAGAAATGTCCCATATAACCGCGTATACCACCATTTATTCGCAGTTGGTTCATGGGATGAAGAAAGGCCTACATCCATAACCTTGTCAAATTGAGTAGTACCACCTATTACTTTTTTTATGTAGTACTTACCAGAAGAAATATATAATTCAAAATAATTATCATCATCCTCTTTATAAGTCCATAGATACACTAAACTAACTTGTGTGCTATACCACCAAAGAGCTACAGACATTGTACTATTTTCAAAAAGTGATGTTGAGGGACTTACTACTTTAATATAGCCATCATCTAAAGCTGCATTATCATAAACGTTTCCTAATATTCTATTATCAGCATTTATGACAGCTGGCCCACTCCCATTATCTACGTTTGTTACAGTTAATGTATCTGGTCCTGTATCTAAAAAATCACTATCTAATCGTAATACTAACTTAGTTGATGAAATATCTGTACCACCATTAGCTCGCTGTGCTTTATATATGTACCCACTCCCAGGAAGCAAAGCAAATGCTGAATAACTTGTATCTGCGCCACCAGGTGCTTGGTCATTAGGCCAATTGAATTCTAAATTAGCTTTTTCATCTTGATCATAAGGATCAAATACTCCACTCACATATTCGCCACCACCTATTACGGTTTCAATGCTAACCATAGATGCAGTATTAAAAGCTGTCATATAAAAAACACCAGGAATAAGCACTATACCCAATCCGTTACGAACATCTAACAACGACTCTGTATATGCGCCAAAAGAAGAGCCATCAAAGGAATCGAACGCAGTGGTCACGAATCAGCTCGTTTCGCCCATGCACGAGCATCTACATTCATATCTTGCCAAGTTATAATCAAAGAAGGATCAGCTTGCCCTATTTGAGATGGTGGCCTACTAAGCAATTGATCAGAAGGATATACACCGCCTGCATCATTAGAACCTTCAGCACCAGAAACTTCTAAACCAGATGTAACATATACACCTGTTGATCCAACAACATTTGATACAGCATACAAAATATCACCAGGACGATATAAAGGTACAATCTGTTGCTGCTCTTCCTCATCATCTTCAATTCTCGTCGCTAAACGAATTTGGGAAGGAAAATCTTCGTCGATATCTGCTGAATTTTCTTCGTATTCAATTCCCCCTCTTTGCTTTAATGTTGCAGGTATATAACCATCAAGATCTTTGTCCCAAAACGATTGGCGTAATAATGGTGGTTTTGCTATCCAAAATTCAGCAGGAGCATTAGTATCTGTAGGCGAGATATCGTCTACAACAATAGAATTAAATACCTGATTATTTGCCGTTTCACTGGCTATAGTATCTGCGTCTTCTCTAGGATTCCAATAGTTCTGTCCATCAAAATCATAACAAACAATATAATCTGGTTTAACTTCTTTAACTATAAACTGCTTAACTTGAGAAGGTGCAGTATTATTAAATGGTAAAGGTGGATCTATACCTTGTAATTGATTTAATGCTTCAACTGCTTCTTGAAGGTGTGCCGCAGTTAATACATCGCCTTTATTCCAACGATTTAGAATTCTTCTATTAACATTATTGGACTTTAATAATGGCTTAGGATCATTTGTATCATGTAAAGCGTTCTGTCCACTCACGTTTGAACCCCAAAAGTACCAGTCCCTACACCAAACGATACCAAAGAACTTATGCCAAGACCCGTATCTTGTGCAGGTTCAATATCTATATTCAATTCTCTAAGATCAACCTCATTATATAAAATAAAAGTAGCTTCTGTTGCATTGTTTGCAGGATCAGCACCTAATATAGGTGCATCTGTTAAAGGATCTTTATACACAGCATGTATGTTCCAACCTAAAGCATCATTTTTGATACTAAATTCATAATCCATTGTATATGATTCAGCATCGTCTTGAGTATTAGCATTAGTACGTGTACATAATACTTTATGTGGCTCAAAACCTAAAAATGACTCTTTATTAATCTTACCTAGATACTTTTTAGCGATGGTTAACGGGTTAACAGCTACCTCTTTTCTCGTTACCCCTACTGTTATCATAGGTAATTGAATATCAGCCAATACAGGCTGTCTAGGCAACGTATATAACCTACGTTCACCCACTTGTCCATCTGGCTGAATAAACATAGGTTCAGGGGCTGCACCGCCCTGCTGCGTACCAATAAGGTATCCTAAATTAGTTTTAGAAGATTGAAGGGACCCACCAACATTTAATATTGGTTGTTCACTATCTCCACCTCTCGGGGGTGCATAATCAACCACTACTTTAAATTGTGCACTTTGCCCAATAGGCACTACTTTTTTATTGACAACAATTAATCTTGCTAAAACAGGGTGAGCTTCTCTATAAACAGGAATACCAGGAAGAAACAAAGCTTGTGCCATCTTTGTAACACCGTTTCCGCTTAAGCCATCAATAAAAAATGATCTTGTTGCAGTTATACCATCTTTATCTTCATTTATTGCCGCTTCTTCTATTAAATCATTTATAACTATTGTCATATATACCTCTATTGTGCTTTCGGCGCACCGCCAACGGCCAGCTTCTTAAGTTCAGCTGTTTGTTTTTTATTCTCTACTAAATTAGCTTTTTCAACATTCAATATTTTTTGATCAATCGATTGACCAGCTTCTGCTAAAGCACCAATATCTATTCGAGGAGTCTTGAACACTAAAGCTGTTCCTAACTTCTTACCTTGTTGAATTCGGCTTAAAGCTGTCTCTAAATCAAGCGTTCTATTTTTAGCTTGACGTTTTTGTTTTTCATTAAAGTCCTTAGCGATTTTAGCTTCTTGTATACGAACATCTTTTAGAAAGTTTTCTGCTTGACGCATACCTTTACCTGATTGAAAATCAGCTAATGCGTTTTGAAAAGCGGTAGTAGTATCTTTCTCAACAGAAGCAAACGCATCTGCCATTATTTGTGCATCTTTAGTTGCTGAAGAAGTTAAATCACCAAACTGCTTTTTCAACAAAGGCACTTCATTAACAAGATCACGAATACTTCTTATTAACAGCTCAATACCATCAAACAAAATACGAAGCAGCTTTACAAAAACTAAACGAATACCAAAAAAGACGGCTCTCAATCTATCAAATTGAACAATCATGAAACCTACACTTTTTACAATGGTAGTGAAAACGGATTGAAAAACACCACCTGTATTATTTGCCTGTTTTCCAATAGTAAATAATTTAGTAGTTATAACAGTTAGTGCAGGAGCAAGAGCCACAGTTAAACGGATTTTTGCAGCCTCAATTAATTTAGATAATCTCAAAAATTGGTCATTCGCGGTTTCTATTTTAAAAGCATCTAAATCATTTATCGTTAATCCAATTTCCCTGGCTTCTTTTATAAGCTCCCTAGCTGCATCCGTACCGTCTTCCAAAATGTTTAAAACACCTAATCCTCTTTTACTAAAAAAGTCTGTAGCCAACCCCACCCTTATAGTAGCGTCTTCTACAGTATTAAGTGCATCACCTATTTTTAAAAATGCTTCATCTAAGGATAAACGAGCTAATTCATTTGCATTAAGATTTAATGCCTTAAATGCATTAATTCCAGCTCCTATACCTTGCGTACCGTCGGTTATAACTTGACCTAAATTCACAAGAGCTTTGTTAATATCATTAATTCCAACACCACCGATTTGTGCCGCAAACTGAAGGGCTAACATATCTTCGGTTAATATACCAAGCCGTCTAGAAAACTTACCTGTCTCGTCGAGAGCAGCAGCTGTTTCTTTAACAAAGGAAGCTAGCCCTGTAGCAGCTGCTAAACCAAAAGCTGTACCAATTCCAGCAACAGCTATCCCTAATGTTTTTAAACTAGATGTAAGTTTACGAAGAGACATCGTAGACCGAGTTATTCCTTTAGTAAATCGTCTAGTATTAGCTACAAGATTTACATTAAGCGTTGCTATTGTTGCCATACTTCGTATCCATCCTTTTCTTAAACATTTCCATAAACATTCGTGAAGAATCTATGTTCTTTTTAGTTTCTAAATGGACAGAACCGTACTTAGGTAAAAAGTCTTCAGGCTTAAATGTTCTACCACCTTTTTTTCGGTGAATATTACATAATATTGAACAAACCATACCTATCATATACTCTATCCTGTCGTAACCAAACGGGTCCTGCATAAAGTAAGCTTTCCAAGAATTAAATTCTTCAGGAGATATTTTCTCCTGCGCTTCTTCAATAGGAAGACCCAAAGCCAAGGAAAGCTTATGCCAAAATAGTCGCTCTGGCCTCCTACTTAGTTTTTTTCCAAATCTCCTAAATCTTCTTCAGTGATATTATTCTTTTCTAAAACAACATTAAAAATTCTAGATAACGCTGCGCCACTTTTATTACCTAAAGCCTCAATATCAACATCTGTAAAAAGCTGCTCACCTTTATCTGAAACAACACACATAACCGCTAATCTAGCCCGAATATTTTTATATACGGGATTGCCTTTTTTATCGATTAAAGAAGCTTCGTATTGATCTTTTTGTTTGGAAGTCAAAGGCTTAACAAAAACTGAACCGCCCCATTCAGGTATTTGTACCTCTGTTAATTTTAAATCATCAGACTTTAATATCTGATCCCTGTTTAGATGTGCCATCTTTTTTATCCTTTCCATAAAATACAGGACAGACACAAAATCTGCCCTGTAGATCTATTTTTATATGCTCTTTTTCTAAATCTAATATCATGTAGTAGACTCAGTAAGCGTTACATTACCTAACGCTTTAACAGTCGCTGAAAAAGTCATTACTTCTTCCACAGCACCATTAAATGAAAAATCAACCATCTTACCAGTAAACGAGTAATTAGCAGCTGTAGCATCTGCTGGATCTAATGGAAAAGTGATTGTTATCGTTTCCGACGCACCTTCAATTGGTGGTTCCTTATCAGGATTGAAATGGCCTTCAATCTCAAACTCACCAGGATCAGATAGTCGTCCTGTAATAAATTCTCGACTACCCATAACAAGACCTGCTGCCAATTCAGTGGTTCCTAAATGAGAAACATCAAATGTTTCCTTTGTGTAATCTGTCCAGCCAATACTTGTTATTTGCGCATCGAAACCACTGGTTCCGAACAGTATTGACATGCCTGTTCCTACGTCTGCTGGTACTGTCATTTTTTATTCCTCCTGTTCTTCAATATCCTCAAAATTAAAAAGCCAATGCAACTGCTCAAAAACAATTGGTGGTAAATCTGTTTCTTGTTTATTCTTCTTATCCTTAAAAATAGCAATGTCCAATGGAGAAACGTTTATCTCAATTTCAGCATTGCTAAACTCTTTCATTTCCTCGTCATAAGCTAATCGATCTTCGAAGATATATGCTGTACCATTGTTACCAAGATCTTTTGTTTTAAAATTACCTTCATCATCTTTTTTAGCATATTTCTTTAGACATTCCGCTTGCTTTTCAAGGATTAACTCTACCTCTTTATTAACAATGTTTAATGTTCTACCAACCTTAACACTATTAACCATAGTGATCTTTTTATACGCTCGTAAAATATTTAACGCATTTGAAATACTTAATATATCCTTTCCTATTACCTTAATCATTATTATCCTTTCCTAATTAAATTTTATTTACTTTCTATAACATCCACTGCATCAGACCATGCTGGAAGTGTCTTTAACAAGGTATATGCTTGCGAAAATAAATTACCTGTTAAATCCAAAGTAGCATGATTATTTTTTGTAAAATTAACTTCTACTTTGTTCAAACCATTACCTAAAGATAAATCTCTCGATGCTTTATCTTTAAATTGAGCTAATCTGACTTCCATCAAACCGCCTTCCAAATCAGGATACACGCTAATATGTTCGATCCGCTGATACGTAAGATCAATTTCCTTATACTTGTTAGTCTTCGATAATGCCATTTTACTGCTCTCCTTTTTTTCGCTCTAAAATTTTTATTTTTTCATTTGCTATATCTAATGCCTCTTCAAGCATTTTTGTTTTCTCTTCAAGAGATACCGTCTTAGATTCTAACGATTCTATACGAGGAATAGCTTCGGTTATAGCTACAAAACCTTTCATATACAAAACACTATACTTTAATGTATAATAACCATCCGAACCTTCGCTCACTAATCCCTCACAACCGATTTCAATTAAATCTTGAGCAACTAAACCTAATTGCCTATCTCCATTTGCTCTCATATTGTCATACTTACAACATAAAGGACCCATTTTTTTCACATCTTCCCATTGAGAAACTTTATACTCTATATTTTCCTTATGTCGCCTATCTGATAAACCTGCATACGAATTATTAGTATTCTCTAAATCACCATCTACATAAGCTGATAAATGAAGTGTTTCAGTACTTGTAACATCAGAATATATCTGAAAAGCTGTATGTGATGTTGTTGAACTTGTTCTATATAGGTTAAGTACATTAGATGTAGATACAAAATAGGCTTGTGTCGAATTTGGACTAGATGTAGCACCCAAAAATAATGCCCCACCGTTGGTCATTCGCATATATTCAGTACCATTGGAAGCAAACAATAACTTACCTGTGGCAGCAACCGCTTCTACAACAAACTCGTCTGCTGCATCTGCATCCAAAGCGCCTACTGTTGTTCCATCCTTATCTAAACTAAGGATACGACCGAAATTTGTTGTTCTATTAACAGTTAGTGGTGTATTAGAAGCTGTAGTAACAGTAACTTCAGCACCACTACTAACTTCGATGGCATCATAAATTGTAAATGAGTTATCAGAATTATCTAATTCCAATCTAGCGATATCAGCATCCGATTCATCTCCAAATATCAATCTAGCAGCAAAACCATCTCCACAAGATATTGTCATTCCTGCATGAGTAGTTGTACTACCTATTTGTATATTATCGGCTTGTGTATTTGTACCTGTAGCAGCTGCTGTTATACCAACTAATATGTTCTGACTAGAATCAATTCTTGCTGCCTCTGTCGTAGCTGTATAAAAAGCCATGTGGTCACTACTATGGACATAACGAATACTTCCATCTCGTTGAGTTGTAGTAGAACCAAAATCGATAGCTCCTGTGTTATTCGCAGCAATGGTCATACCACCGTTACCACTTCCATGCGATATTAAATAATCATCTGCGTCTGCATGGGCTTCTGTAATTGTAGTGGTGCCAAGCATTAATCGGCCAGCATTATCAATAGTCATTTGAATAGCACTATTTGTAGTAAAATTCAAATGATCATTTGAATGAGCATATGAAATTAGTCCAGTAGCGTTACTTCCTGCATCTGCAAAATAAATATTAGATGTAGTGCTACTGTTTATTGTCATTCCCTCGTTTGCATTTCCAGTAGAACCTAATACAAAATTATCTCCATTTGCATGAGCATTGTTAGTACTACCCCCCATCAATACTGTAGCAGTACCAAACTCTATTAAATCACTCGTATTAACTTTTACTATATCAATATCACCGTCATCAGCATTATTACGACCCACTAAAAATACATCATTATCTAACGAGGCAACAGATCCCGTAGTTGCTAAATTAACGTAAGAAGTACCATCATGGTAGAATAAACCTGCTGTCGTACCATACATGTCCCCTTGGACAGGACTTGTTCGAGCCGCACCACCTGGAACATTCAACGTTGCAATAGATGTCGTTCCAGCTACACCAGTTATGGTGCCTGAAAAAGTAGACCCTTGTGCATTATCTATAACAAGCGCAGTCGTTAAATCCGCAGTCGTAAACGTTAATGAATCATTTGGATTATCATAAGAAATAGAACCTCTAGTTCCATCATCAGTATCGCCAAACATTATTTGAGTTTTCCAAGCAGTATGGCTATTCAATACCACATTTGTATTATTAGCATTGGGATCACGGACTAATAATTTCATGTTTGTAGGAGCACCCGTTGGTGGCGCACCCGTTCCAATAAATACAGCTTCTTCAGTACTTCGCAATCGCATAATGTTTGTTAAATCATTAATCTGAAACACCATATCATCTGTAGCGTTCTCATAAGAAATTGCGCCCATCGTAGCATCATCTGTATCACCAAATATTACTTGAGCTTTATTGGCCGTATTACTCATAACCACTACATTTGTATTATTAGCCCCCGTGTCATGAATAAGCATCTTATAAAATGAAGGCGCTCCTGTTGGAGCAGTAGTAGTGCCTAAAAACACTTGCTGTAAATTTGTTATTCGAAAAGCTTCCCCTGTTCCTTGACCAAATAATAAATTATCTGTCGAAGTGCTTATGTTTCCTTCTTGAGTACCAGCCTGTCTGAAAACTATTATTTCACCATCATCAGTCAATCGGTTAAGGTTTAAAGTTTCAGAACCATCGGAAGTAAGAAATACATTTCCATCTGTCCAATCTATCTCAAGTCCTTGTGTATCACCTTGATCAATTAAAGTTTTATGAACTAAAAAATCTCTATTGGATCTAAGGCGCATAATTTCATTATTATCTACCTCAAAAGCCATATCTAGTTCCATATTACAAGTTATGGAACCTAATGGATTAGGTTCATCATTTTGATTTTCATTATCAAAGAATTGAATAAACTTAACCATCTCTGTAGTACTATGTCCGTCAATTAAATCAAGACGCTGAATACCTAACGATACTTTATCAGTACCACCAGCTATCCAAACTTGTGTATCATCGTTAATTGAAATGGTATCTGTATTGAAAATAGATCGTTGACTCGTATCAAAACGAACTGCTTCGCCTGTACCATTACCAATCAATAAATTGTCCCCTTCTATAGCAATATTTCCTTCTTGATCACCTGCTTGATAGAATTGAATTAATGGCCCATCATCCGTTAAACGATTTATTTCCATACAATGAGAACCATCACGAACAATACGTGTTGTTCCATTAGATAAAACCTTATGGCCCTTTGTACCTAACCCTGCTGAAGTTGCACCAACGAGAACTTGACGAGAACTTGTTATTCTAAACGCTTCAGCCTGAAGTGTATGTAAAGTTAAAAAATTAGCTGAATGATCGTATTTCAACATTCCTTGAAACACAGAATCAGTATCTGCAAAAGCAACTCTACCCTCTGAGTCATTTGCAGAATAAACAGTCATTCCACGATGTCCCACTCCATCGCCTAAGATATAATCATCTGCATTAGAATGAGCTATTCCTGATCCTGTGGTAGTTATTGTAAGCAATTGTCCCGTAGAAGATAATATACCTGGTATTGTGGCTTGTGTTCCTGTCCAAGTACCAAAACCACCAAAAGAACCACCATCATTAAATTGTATATTTTCATCGACACCACCAGGTGTTCCCCCTGCTAGATCAAGAATATCTTGGATGTCAAACTGCTCTGTAACGCCAGCACTTGCATTGTATGCTGCAAAAGTGTCTGTAGCTAATAATGCCTCACTTTTAGTCGTAACCGTATTTATAACCAAAGAAACATCAATATTATCACTATTTACAACAGTATTTATGCCTTTTATGCCTAAAACACCACGAAATTCTAAATCTACACCCGTTTTTTGCTTAAATATATCAGCTCCAGAGCCAACATTAGACGCAGTGTTGGATTCTCCTGCCGAAGCTCCATTAGACGCTGCGGTTATTCGACCTTGCTGATCAACTGTAATATCTGCATTGGTATAACTTCCAGGTGTGACCGCAGTATCCGCTAAATCAAAAGTTCTATTAACAGTTATATCCCCACCACCGTCGAGGCCTGTTCCAGCAGTTAAAGTCACTCCAGAATGAGCTACATGCTCGTCAGCAACAAAATTTAATAATTGGTCATGATCTATTTCAGCCGGAACAGCACTAATATCAATATTATCGCTATTAACGACGGCATTAACACCGGATATTCCATTGACACCCCTAAACTCTAAGTCCACACCTGTTTTTTGTTTAAATATATCTGCACCAGATCCAACATTGGATGCTGTGTTTACCTCACCCGCAGCAGCCCCATTAGCAGCAGCTGTAATTCGTCCTTGCTGATCAACAGTTATATTAGCACTCGTATAAGAACCAGGAGTAACCGCTGTGTCTGCTAAATCAAATGTTCTGTTAGTTGTTATATCTCCACCACCATCTAACCCTGTGCCAGCTGTTAAAACAACAGCGGAATGGGCCACGTGCTCGTCGGCAACAAAGTTTAAAAGAGAATCGTGATCTATTTCTCCAGGTACTGCTGTAACATCAATGTTATCTACATTAACAACAGCACTAACACCTGAAGACCCCGCAATACCTCTAAAATTCAAAACACGACTAACATCATCACGAAATATGTCTGCACCAGAACCAACATTAGCAGCTGTAACAGGATCAAGAAACTCTAATCCTGTTTCGTCATTTTTGACTGTAACATCTTTATCTGCTTGACCAGTATAGGTGTTTGGAACATCTGTCAAACTAAGAAAAGTCGTAGCAATACCTGCTGTGCCTTGAGTAGCAACCTCAATAACATTAACTACGTCATTCTCGACGACAATTGTATTATCAGAAAAAACTTCTGTAGGATCGCTCATGCAACTGTTATCCTTGCTCTAACTCTTATTTTACCACGTAATTCACGTTTCCATATTCCCGCAGACAACCTAAACATATCATAGTCATATACATTTTCTTCAATATCATCTGTAGTGGTCGCTGGAACATCGATTTCCGCTTTTCCATCTGTGCCTGTAGGTATAGTAATTGTCCCATTATCAGTACTGATTTCTAAAATAACTGCTCCATCAGGACAATTACGAAGTTCCATTGTTATATCATTACCTGTAATATCAATAGGATCACCTGCACTGTCCTTAAATATTACTGTCGTAATAAAATTCGCGCCTTGCTCTATCGCCCAACCGTTATATTTTCCACTGCTCATTTAAGCACCTCAAAACGTAGGAACACTACGTAAATACCAAAAATTAATGTTCATAATTGTTTCAAATGGTCCTTTTTGAGTACCATCCGACGGTAATTCACTAGAATCAACTATTCCTGTAATTTTTGTCTCTCTAACTGTCGTAGAACCCATTGGTCCTGCATACCCATCAAATAATTCCCGCAAAGCTTCTTCTACAGGGTCAATTTGAGCCATTTTCTCACCCCATATATTAAATTGCCATGTTTCAGGAACAATGCTCGTTACAGCCGATGTATGCAATATACTTTCACTCGTTAATTTCAAAAACGTAATATAAGGAAAAATAGTATCCTGTGGAGCAAACTGAGGGAATCGGCGAGTGCTAATTAACCCTGTGAGTGTTGCATCTGTGTCCATATAGGTCACTAAATCTTCCCTGAAGCTCATACACTCCTCTGTTCCAAAAATTGCGCTATATTTCTAGCAAAATCACGTACTGCTCGTCCTTGATTTGCAACAAAAGCTCGTCGCATAAAAGGGTTAGGGCTACTGTGTCTAGTACCGTATTCAACAAAACCTGGGTAATACCAAGGGCTAGAAGGATCTATATTTAGCTTTTCTCTCGTTGGAGTCATTACAGACACACCAAAAACACCTTTTTTCTTAAATTTAATTGCCCTTAATCTTAATCCTCGTCGAAGTTGTCCTGTATCTACTGGTGCACCTTGTTTAGCTGTAACCAAAGTAGGAGCCCAAGCCTTTCTTAAAGATTTACGCATAATTAACCGTTGCTCACTAAGATCTAGCTTCTCCATACGAGCATTTAATTTTCTTAAACCTTTAGTATCTACTGTTATAAAAGCCATTACGTAGCTGCCAACTCTCGACGACAAAGTATTATCATCTTTTTATTTGTTTCTAATATATTTTTTATGTTTTCAATGTGGTAAATATTACCATCGTTCCTAAGCTGCCAATCCACTCGTAAATCTGCATAATATCTAATAGTAATATTTACATCAGCTCTATTTTTTATTTGGTCGCCAACACCTTGTTCTCGACCAGTTATATATTCTATTGCTCCCCATAGTTTTATAACTTCTGTAAAAGTAGGTTCAAAACCACCATATGTATCTCGTGTGTTCGATGGCGACCACAAAGATATACGATGCCTTAACTTTCCAGCAGGTTGTAAAAACGCTTTAGTCATTATGTAATTATTTCTCTATCGCTCATTTTCAAAATACGTTCTTTATACAACAAAGTCTCAACAGCTTTTGGCATCTCACGAGGAACACCTACTGTTGTAACTTCTTCTCTATTCTCATACCAATGGCCTATCATTAATTTAATTGCGGCATCAAACACTTTAGGTGCGCAACCTGTACTTGTTGCATAGCCACAAGTATATTTTATACTCACTACATCATTCTCACCTAATACAGAAGGCCATTCTTCATCTTCTTTTAAACTTATCCGTTGAGGAACACTTTTTCCTCGATCCAATTTCACTTTACTAGTATCAAACGTTTGTTCTACACCGTCTTCATCAAAATATTTAATTTCGTCTAAACTGGTAACAGGTGAATCATCTAACAATATAGGACAATTATTAGATGGAAAATCATCCTGATATATTTCAATCGTCTTCTGCATTATACAACGATTAGTAAAAGACTCTGCACGCTCTGTAGCAGCCGCAATTAAAGTTGTGATCAACTCATCATCATCATCTAAGTCTACACGTAAATGTAATCGTGCCGCTTCCAAACTAATTACAGGAACCGTTGCTTCTGTTGTTACTGTTTTTCGTATACTAGCCATAATTTATAAAATAGGTGGGACCGAAGCCCCACCTATATGTCCTTATGCTACTGCATCCACAGTTAATTGATCTTTCTCAAAATGAGCACGACCAAGTTCATTATCTACAATAACTACGTCCGAAGCCGTAGCTGTAAGCTGAACACCTACATAACGAAGATCATTCGTTATAGAATTATCTTCTTGAACTTGTTTTACTTCTGCATCGGTAATTTCAACAAAGCGATAATCACCAGCAGTATCAAGATCACCAGTACCAGCCTTTATTACTGTCAAATCAGTTGTTCCGGCAGCATTTGAAGCAGCAACAACATTAAATTGTGTTACACCAGTACCAGAAACAAACAAAAGACCGAACAATGCACTGTTGAAATCTTTCATGTCAACAAGTGTGGCTTCTTCTTCACTACCAGAAGCAGTGACTATTTCATAAGTACGTTTTGCGAGAGTTCGCAAAATATTTACGTCTACTGTACTTGCCATTTTTATTTTCTCCTATCCTAAATAGCTATTAAGCTGAACCTAAACCAACAAACGGTGAAAGAGTATCGCCATTTAACGGAGTTAAAGGTGTATTCCACCAAGATCTACCATCATTACGAGTCCAGAACTTAAACGCTTGTTCATTGTTTAAGAAACGAACATGCATAGATGTTTCGCTACGCATACCTTGGATAGAGCCTTCTAAATACTCGCCCCAATTGGTCAACATCAAGTCATTTGCTGTACCCAACGCTTTACAATGTTCTGTAAAGAAAATTGGAAGACCTAATAATGTTCCAGGCATGCCTTCATTTACAGATGGTAAATAAGCAGGTGTCCCAGAAGCACCGTCTGTAGTAGCAATCTGTAGACGAGCAATCTTAGGAATAGTTGTTTGGTTAGCTAACCAAATAGAGCTACCTGTATTCCAACCACGAGCAAACATAGCTAACACATCATCTATATCAATTTCACCCGCATTGTTTCGTGTAATAGATATAAAAGAACCACTTAATGTAATTCCTTCATATTCGCCTACACCGCTACCGAACAATCTTTCTTGATTCAAATGAAAAGGCATTTGCTCATTGAAACCACGGTTAATTATAGTCGCAAAAGAGATAGGTGAATCTGTTAACAATTCATCTGTTGCAAAAGCTGCACCAAACAAAGTATTCGCAGTCAAGGTTACTCTTTCATATTCACTCTTAGATGTTTGACCTGCTGCTGTTTCTAGTTTACGAGCAACTTGGAAGCCACCTGTTACAGAACCTGCACTATGGTCCTTATCTACACGAGCAGGGATCTTAACAGTAGGACTACTCATTGGGATCTTTTGCGTTCGTGAACTAATTGGATCTTCTGGTGCAGGTGTAGTTAGTAAGCGAGGCAAAAATGCTTCAGGTACTAAAAAACCACCATCAGGATTACTGATTTCTTTTTGCTCATCAGCACCCGCAGCAGCCAAAAATCTCAATCTTTCATCTTGAATTTGTCTTGACGAACCTTGCTTAATAAGCGCCATGATAAAATCACGAGGTGTTTCAAATCCAACTTTAGGATCTTTTGATAACTGCATTTCACCAACTTCTACAACACCTTTTTTAAGTGTTTTAGCAGCAGGAACTTTTTCAAGATCTTCAAGTCCTGCATCTAAAAGTGATTCAGCAGCCTCAAGACGAGCGATTTTGTCTTTAAGTTCTGCTGCTTCAGAAAGATGGGCCTCTAATTTTGCCAACTCATCATCGCTCAAACATTCGCCATCTTCTACAGATGCACGGATAGCTTCAGCAGCTTTCAACGCTTTGGCACGTTTTTTCTTCAAAAGCGTAATATTCATTTTTTAAACTCCAAAAATTTACGTTTTCTGGCTAACCCTTTATTGATCTGCAATATCGGGGCTATCCATTTGGTTAAATAAGGTAGATTGTCTATTTTGACGATCCTTACCTTTTACTAATTCAGTTAATGCAGCCATTGTTTCATCAGTAGATGCTACACCATCAATCAAACCTAACTCTTCAGCCTTTTCAGCTATAAAAGTTCGGCCATCAGCAACTTTATCTACTTGAGCCATAGTTAAACCACGACCTTCTGAAACAGCTGTTTTAAAAATAACATTTATATCATCCACTCGGCCTTGTAATTCAGCCAATTGTTCTTTTGTAACAGGAGCACCATCTACAAAAGCACCTTTTTGGTCCCCTGTCGATATAACATGAACCTTCACACCTGCGCGATCCGCTGCCTCACTAGTGTCTTCAACAACGGCAAATACACCAATGGAGCCTACTTCAGCTGTTAAATTAGCAAATACTTTATCTGCTTGAACAGCGATCCATAACGCAGCAGAAGCACCAAGGTCCTCAATCTGCGCAAATACAGGTTTAGAAGATGTTGCAGACGCAATATCGTCGGCTAATTCTTTGGTGCCAGCTACCTGACCACCTGGTGAATCGATCTGCAACAAAATACCTTTTACATCTTCATCACGAACAGCAGCGCGAACCTGTTGCCGAATCCTCACCGTTGACGCATTATCCATAAATTTGGAGAAACCTTTCATCATGGGGCCAACAACAGGTATTACCGCAATTCCTTCTTTTGAAACTTCTACACCAAGCCTGTCTAATTCGGTTGAATCGCCAGATTGCGCTTTTGGTTTAGAAGCATATGAATCATATAACCCATCTTTAACAGCTTGTACGGTATTAGTGAACCAACTAGGTTCCACAAGCCAAGGACCCATATGGTTGTTAAAGCAAACTGGATTATCCATCAATCTTACCTTTCGATTTTTCTACATTTATAAAAACACTGTATATTGAATCTGCTAAAGAACAACTGTTCATAACAAGCGGATCGTCTTCCTTATCATCATAATGACATATAATCGCTGACATAAATATTTTACGTACACGTGCTTTATCTTTCACACCAACTGCGTTCATAAATGTTTCCGCAATAGGTAACACTCGTGAAACTGCATCAGCTTTTTGTTTCACATAAAAATCAGCTGCCCATTCATAGAGATTAAATCCTTTAACCTTTTTAGCTACTTTTTCTCTAGCACGAACCAAAGCCTTGGTATTTTTATCATCTAACAAATTACAAACCGATTCTATAATTGGATAAAAACTAGAGGCCTGCTCTTCCTCGGTTTCAGTTCCCTCTTCTTCGCCCGTTGGATCTGTAGGTTGATTGGGTTGGTTGTCCTGCTCCATATCAGCAGGTTCAGGATCATTAGCAGCACCTTGAGCTTTTGCATCATCTACTTCAGTATTTACAATATTATCCACTGTAGTCATAGCAAGCTGCATAAAGTTTTCGTCGCCTTTATCACTTTCCAAAGGATTAAGATCCATTGTCTCACGAACTTCGTTTAAAGTCATAATACCATTTGTTACCATTGTTCGACTAAATTCAGATTGTGCTTTGGTATCCCCTCTAAGTAATTCTCGTAATTTGTATTTGGATTTTTTTCGTGTGCTGTTATTTAATAATTTTCTATCAACCTCTTCTTCCCATCTAACAGCCCAAGGCATTAATGTATCTTGTGTATAGTTTATATTTTCTTGCTCCACGCTTTTAGCTTTTGCATCACCAGACTGAAGCTTAGATAAAGGCATCCTAAACCATCGCGCAATATCAGCGACTTGAAACTCACGGGATTCAATAAATTGAGCATCCGTTGGTGGTACAGAAACATTCTCCCATTTTAAACCTTCTTCAAGGATCATTGATTTGAAAGAATTACTTGTTCCTCTAAATCGATTCTCAATTGATTTTGTTAAATTTTGTTTCGCAGTATCAGATAATGTTTCAGGATGAGTTAAGATACCACCAACCACAGTATTGTTTCCAAAGAACGTGGCCCCAAAATCTTGTGTAGCAAGTACAGTACCTAAAGATGTTTTTGCATCTGTAGCAACACTAATACCGCATAAACCATCAGGAGAGTGACGACCAATGATATGTAATATATCCTCTGAATCTAAAACCACATTTGGAGAAGAAGCTTGTGTCATAACACACTCTTCAAACGATCCAAAAATTTGGTACTTAATATCTCCATCAGAATCACGAACAATGATCACACGTGTAGGATGTATAGGGATAAGTGCAACAGGTGTACCAGCACCGTTACGAACAATTTCTGCATAACCATTACCCCAACCAATCGCCCACATGGAAACGACTTGTTTAAAAGTCATTGCCGTCATATCGTCATTAGGTGACTGGTTCAATAATTTTGTTACGGGATCATCTGGTAGAAATTGTTTTCCACCTTCTTTTAATATACGAAAAACACCAAAAGGTATTTTACCAAGATCTTCAGAAATATTACTAAGGCACGCATAATATTGAGACACCTGAAAGGAAGTTCTTTCACTTACTGGCACACCAGCCAAAGAAGCGGACACACCAAAAGCTGAAGGGTTTTTAGTTAAAAATACTTTCTCCGCATTTTTGGAACTAGCTGACGCAAAAATCGTGTTGAATAATGTCATTTATCTTCCGAATTAGAATTAATTTTTGAATTAGAATGTGCAGTCACTAACAAATCTATTAGAATTAGAAGTCCAACCACAATATATGCCGATGGTTGGTGAATGAGATACACGCCATAGCCTATGGACGCGATAGAAGATACCAGCAGAAATATGAATATTTTATGCGGCATTGACCTAAAGTAAACTATAAATACAAACTGTCAATATAGCTTACATTACGTTTATCTAAATTTCAAGTATTCCGCGAGTTTCGTAAACAGAGGGCTTTGGTTCAGGTTCCAGCATAGAGACACCTAGTGCCATAATTGCAGCAACAATACCATCAATTTTTTCTGCGCTGGACTTCTTGGATGGCTTCATATTATCTGCTGCATCTTTTTCAACCGATACATTTGAGGCACACCAACGAAGTACAGGATGGCCAAAATGCACTAAATCCTTAGTAATTAGCTTCCTTTCAAACTCTTTTGTAGGTCCTGACATGGAACCAAAGCCTTGGCCAAAAGGTATCATCTCAAAACCATCGCCTACAAGTTGGTGCTGTATTTGATTACTTTGCCAACGGTCGATACCAATGCTTTGAATATCATAAATCTCACCGAATTTATTGATTTCTGCACGAATTAAATCATAGTCCGCTGCATCGCCTGGTGTTAATACCATATGATTCTTAGCAGCCCAATCAATATAAGCCACTCTATTTTTTTCTTTACGCCTCTTCGCCGTTTCACGTGGAACATAATACTGCCCCCATAGTGCAGCATACTCTGGAAAGTACATTACAAAGGCTGTTAAATCGGATACTGAAGAAAGGTCTAAACCTGCGTAGCATTTTTTTCCGCGAAGATCATCAAGACTAATATCACCTACACATTTATCCCAATCTTCCAACAAGATCCATTTAATATCTTGCTCAGTTCGAATGTCTAGGTACAAACGCTTAAACGTATTTTGATAAGCTGCTGATTGTTTTGCTTTATCACATTCTCGCTTTAAAAAATCTAACGACACCGACACACCTAAGTTTGGATTAGCCTTTGCCCAAACAACAGGGTCGGTCCAGTCATCTTCTCGCGTCGCTTCATAAATAACAGGCAAGAATCGTGGATCGTTTATAACTTTATCTCTTACTTTTGTGGCATAATCATATTTGGTATTACAAATAGAAGGCCTCTCATAATCAGAAGTGGTTAATGAAATGAATAATGGTTGACTTCTAGCACCCATACCTGTCTCAAGGACGTCTACTAAATCAGGTTTTTTCTGTGCATGAAGCTCGTCGAACAAAACACACGAGGGATTAAAGCCATGTTTGGTATCTGCATCAGCTGATATAGGTTTAAAAAATGATCCATCGGTTTCATCAAGTATTACTCTGGATGCATTACCTATCTTACAATTTTTTTCCATGTCCTCATTATAAAGTATCTGTTGCTTGGCCATGTTCCAAACCAATGAGGCTTGTTCTTTCTCAGCAGCAGCGGCATAGATTTCCGCGCCGTGTTCATTATCACAAAAGAACATGTAATTACCGATGCAAGCACACAGAACGGACTTACCATTTTTACGAGGGACAAAGAAGAATATTTCTGTATACCGTCGAGACTCTTGGTCCGGCGTTAACCAACCAAAGGCACAGCCAATGAAAGCTTTCTGCCAGTCTTCTAACAAAACTGGTTGTCTCGCTAGTTTACCTTTTACATGTGAACATTGCGTTTCAATGAACTCGATTACATACTCAGCTTTTTCAGGGACAAAGATATAATCACCACACTCATAGAAACAATCGTAGTCTGGTATTAATGAAAGTAGGTGCTCCCACTTTTCAGGTATGTTGTTTTTTTCTTTATAGCGTGCTAACGAGTCAATGTAAGACTCAACCACTTTTCTTAAAAAAGTTGGTTTTTGGTTTTTCGGTGTCGTTGTCATCCTTTCCTCTCATGCGTTTCGACGAAGGCTTATCAATTCTGATTGAAGTCCTCGATGCTGGTGTCATACCAAACTCTTTAGCTATTTTAATGAACCTATCGTTTGAATCCATTACAGCTTTCCATAAAGGGTGTTGTTTCAATTCACCCTTGGCTGTGTAAGTTGTATAAGGTGTTCCGTCACTTTGCCATTCTTCCATCGCTCTTTGAGAATTAACCCATGACTCAACTAATACAATTAAACTCATTACGTCCAGTGTTCCTAAAACTTTCATGTCGGCCAAAAGGCGCGAGACATCAGGCCACGCACGCAAAGCATCTTCACTCAACCCCTCGGGTTGGATCGTGACTGGGAAAC